ACGATATTGAATCAATAAAATATATCATGAAATACTTTATTATAGGAGTTGGAGCCATTGGAGCGTCCCTTGGCATTGGATACGCCTTTTGGCGTCTCCACCATAGCGGATATGGTGTCGCAAAGAACCGTACAGTAGCGTATCTGTACCACGTTCCTGCTATCTGTGCCGCCCCTATAAGAGCAATTACTTCCCGCATCCGAAACAAAACCTTACAAGACATTTTTGATCCCATTGACGTTATTAGTGACTATGGTGAATTGGAGATGCGATCATCAGACAACGGCCATCCAATTTCTGGGGCCGTCCGAGACACCGCCCATCGTGCAATTCGCCAAAAGATTTTGGCGAGCGGTTGTCTTGAGTATGATTTGTCACCCGGACAGCACGATCATGGACATTATCGACACCTGGAGCATGTGGTTTTGAATGATTTGCATTCGAAAGAACGAAATGATTACATCCCGAAAGATTGTATCATGATGGGTGTTGATATTGACTATTATATAGAAGACCTCAACAAATTGCTGGTTTTGCAAAGACCGATTGTGTTTTACACTTTTAATCCGATTGAGGTGTCCGGGCAAGAAGGTGAAGTATCTTTTCGCATTGCCAATGATCGAGTGCATTATCAAGTTTCTGGAGGGGGAACATGGAACCATTTAGTCTGGAATTGGCGTGCCGATGTTGATTTTATTGCTGGATTTGGACCGATTCAACATTGGAGCGATTTCTTGACTTACCCCCTTGGGTTTGTACGTGTCACTACATTTAAGAAAATAGTTGTTCAACCATGGCAGCATTTCCCGAATCGCGTTGTTGTGTGGTTGTTGCCACATTCCACGTATTTGACCAACCGGTATTTTGACAATTTGGATTATCATGTTGTCCAACGAGTCAAATATCAGGACAAAGATCGTCCCGGTTGGAATTCGATTGTTTCCACCGTGATAGACGAAGACGGTAAATTTTATCCACAGTTTTCCGTCGGTCGGGATGGGGCCCATCAGAGCATTTTGATGCGGAAGACTGATGCGGACCTTTTAATGGGTATGAGCACTGCCACTGGGGTCAATACAAAAATGAATCAATTTGGATATTCTGGACATCAAATATCACTTTTCAGTCAGTATTATTCAAAATCATTGACTGGAATGGGCGAAAAATTGGAATTTGGTCGTGTTGCGACTCCAACCGTCGTAACTTTCTACCCGGATAATTGTTTGGGCGAACCGGATTCTGTGAATTGGCGGGCAATTGGGCCCAATTTGGTTGAAGACCATTCGCTTGTTCCGATGGTGAAACGCTTTGAAGCCTTTGAGAAGACGTTGGATTATCGAGTCACCAGCCGAATTAATAAGAAAGTGCCGAGTGATGATCGTGTGGCGAAGTGGATTGAAGAGTTTATTGAAAACATCATTCCAGCTGAGACCGATGGTGGGGCCCCTATGGCTGGCACTGGGGTCCCTTATAGTTTTGAGGAGACGTATGAATTGTTGCAAAAACCGAGTCAACATCAAGCGATTGATCGAATCCTCGAAACCATTGATGTGGAAGCCAAACAGTCCTTAAAGACCGGGTTTATGAAAGATGAACCAACACAAAAACCTTCTCGATTGATAACGGCTTTTGATGACGCTCGTTTTCTGGTTGGGTTCTCTTCATTTACTCTGCGAATGCGTGATGAAGTTTTACATCACGTACCCCCATTTTGTCCCGGGCTTTCTCCGTTGGACATTGTCGCTAGAGTGCGGGACTATTTGTGCAACTATGTCAGTGTTCCATGTATTGGGGATTATAGTAATTTTGATGGCACTGTGAGTGCCTATCTCCAACGAGCAGTTAATACGCTCTATCTGCGATATTTCCAGCCCAAATATCGAAGGGTTCTGAATAGATTTCTGGAATCCTTGGTCTCCGGTGATTGTAAATCCAAAAGATTTGGATACGCTTATGAGGGAGGCCCAGGAATTAAGAGCGGTGCACCAACTACTTGCGATATGAATACAGTTATTGGCATGCTCGTGATGTACATTGGAATTCGCTACACTTATTCACGCGATGTGCGTATGCACGTGACACCGAAAAGATGTTTTAGTCAAATTGGGCTTTGTTTTGGTGATGACGCCCTTTTTGATCAAAAATTTCGAAACGGCTGGGAGTGGGCCACAAGACAATTTGGACTTGAGTTGAAAACCGGTCCTTTTAATGCCGAAGATGGAGTGGATTTTCTCGGTCGCATTTATGCAGACTTTGAGAATTGTGATACCACCTTTCAGGATCCATTAAGAACGCTGCGTAAATTGAATTTGACGAGTCGAAATAAGAACATTCCTCTCGCAGACGCGGCTTTGGATCGGGTTGAGGGATATTTAATGACTGATTCATTAACCCCAATCATTTCGGCTTATTGTCGTTTGGTTTTGAGATCATACGACGATAGTGGCGTCCGACATCTGCGTGTTGATCGGAAAATTGATCGCCCATATTGGGCGTATGGCGGAGAAGGGGCCATGTGGCCACAAGAACCACAAGACCTGGAGTTGATTATGCAGAAATTCGCTCACCGGGTTGGGTTGGCCCCCACCGTCGTGAAACAATACCATCAATATCTCGAGGGCTTAACACATGTGTCCATGGTCAAACCCATTTGGCGAGGAGGCATTGTGTGGCCGTACGAAGGATTAGTTTTGCCCGACGGAGAAAGGAACGTCTGGACTATTAATAAAACTTCGAACGAACCGAGCACTTCACACATTACTACTGAAAATGCCGACATTAAACGAAGCAATTCAACATCTGCTATTGAAGACGCAGCATGTCCGAGCGTGGGCAATGATGGTTGCCGTCGCGGGGCAGTTGACTCCCTCTCAGGAAAGGGCTTTGAAGTCCTTTCTGCTGTCAGTCGAGTCAAACCTCATCACGATAATGCGATCGGCCACGACCCTCTTACAAAATCCATCCATGGTGGACGTTCTGCAGAGACAGGTCACAATTCCGACCGGCAATCTGCAGCAATTGAGTTATCAGGAAGAATTGGAGCAGCCCACGGGTTCCGCGTGCCCAGAAGGTGGGTCAATTCGAAAGGATCCCGAAGTGGAGATGGCGGAGGAATGGTTGAAAAATCATCCAAGACCAGTGGGTTGGGGGGTCCGCGAGCCAACGGAGACGTTTCGCACACGCCGGTACATGGAAATGATGGTCGATCCGGTGCGCAGACAGCAACACCTCGAGGCGAAGGAGCTTCGACGGGATTTCCAGAGACAGGTTCTGGATCTAAAATTACAAAGGCGCGCCGAGGAGGACGAAAGGGACCGCCAAGCGATCATAGCAGAGCGGCAAAAACAACGGGAGTGAAAGAATTTCAACGCTCCCCTGACCATTTTTAGGTTTTGTTTCAATTCCCTTTTGAAGACTTAGGTATTTCCCCTTCCTGCCGACTTTTACCGTTTGATTCCGGATGTCTGGTGGGTGGGTGATCTTTCTTTGTTTTCTTCATGGTTCGGGCCTATACTCGCCCGACCCTAGTTTTCACCAGGG